GCGCCGACCGATGCAACTGGGTCGCCGCTTCTAGCTGTTGTTAGCAACCTGGATTCGGTGTACTAAAACCGCTGAATTCACCCTCGGTATTAACTGAGGCCCCTGTGGGCTTGAAAACCCACTATTGTTGTTAAACTCATTAGGAAAGCAACCTACCATGTCTTCTGAGAAGCGAGGTAAGAACCTTTTAAAAGGGTTCTACAAATATCGTGTTGGCTCCAAGGAAACAACCTTGGCTATTGAAGAGTACTATGCAGCCCTGGATTGCCCGCGTAGCTTGGCCCTCTGGTTAATGTTCAGCAATAACGAACACGATCAGCTGGTTCAGGTTACGTGGGATCCACTAGCTTACGATACACTGCAAGCTAGCAGGGACTCTTACATGGCAACCAAGTTCCTATCTAAGTTTGAGGGGTTAAACCTTCAGCTAGACAAGGACGAGGAAGCCTGGAAGAAGTTCGATAGATTTGAGCTTCTTTGCAAGAGTACAAACGATCGTTTTCGACACCTCTCAAGTGACCCCCTATTTCAAGGGGCCGCCGTCTGGATTCATGATGAAGCCAGGCGAAAAATTGAGGAGTTACTCGGAGACTTTTCTCCCGCAGAGTTTGCCTCATCGCCGGACTGGGGTCCTGGTGCTTCTACAAAAGTAAAACGTAGAGACGCCAGTGCTACAGAAAAGTTCCAGAATGAATCTGGAATAACACGCGACCTTTACTCTTTAGTTTCACCTGAATTGATGGGTCAGATGTATCCCCATTGGTCTCAGCATCTCGTCACAGGAGGGGTTTATCCCCCTCCGAAGTCCGGAGGAACATATCCGTGCTACGAGGTTGGAAACAAAGTTATCACTGTTGCGAAGGATGCGAAATCTAATCGAGTTATCGCCATAGAACCTGGAATCAATCTCTGGTTTCAGAAATCGATCGGCGAAATGATTAGGTCTAGACTCCGACGCGTGGGAATCAACTTAAACTCGCAAAAACGTAACCAACTGTTGGCTAAAAAGGGTTCCCTAACTGGGGGCCTTGCCACTGTTGATATGGAAAGTGCGAGCGATTCCGTGAGTACCTCAGTCGTAAGGGAATTACTTCCTCACGATTGGTTTACAATCATGGATACCTGTCGATCCCATTACGGGCACCTTAGAGGCCAAGTGCATAAGTGGGCTAAGTTCTCCAGCATGGGGAACGGCTTCACCTTTGAACTTGAATCCTTGATATTTTACGCGGTAGCAAGAAGCTGCGTAGAGTATCTCCGTATCACTGGC